CCTATTTTTGATCAAGATATAATTATTCCAGCCGGAAGTGTTGTTAACGCAAGCGTTATAGGTCTTGAAGGAAAAACTTCTATTTTTGAACAAGTTGGCGACGGATCAGTTGGTCAAACAATCGTAATTCCAGATTCGCCTATTATATATGATTCTATTAAGGTTCAAGTTGATGGTGTAATTTGGGATCAGGTTGATTTTTTTACTGACTCTCAACCAAGAAGAGAATATAGAGTAGAATTTGATTCTAGTTATAATGCATATGTAATTTTTGGGAATAATAGAGCAGGATTAATTCCATCACAAGGAAGCATTGTATCTATCACATATAGGATAGGTGGTGGATCTATTGGCAACATCGTAAGCGGAACAATTACAAATCAAACAATTATAAATCTTCCAGGATTATCTTTTAGCGTTCCTGTATCATTCAGCAATTATACAAGAGGCGAATTTGGATATGATGGCGATACAATCGATGATGTAAAAAACAAATTGCCAGCTTATGTAAGAACTCAAAACAGAGCGGTAACAGGATTGGATTATAAAACTTTATCTGATCAATTTGCGACTCCTTATCAAGGTCAGATCGGGAAATCGACCGCAGTTTTAAGAAATTATGGATGTTCTGGCAATATTGTTGACATATATGTGCTAGCTTTAAATGGAGCCAATAACTTACAAACAGCCTCAAGCGAACTTAAATCTGACTTGCAGTCATATATTGAATCTTTAAAAATGATGACTGATTTTGTTTGCATAAGAGATGGTCGCATAGTTTCAGTTGACATAAATATTGATGTTATTTTAAATAGATCTTATAGAAAATTTGAAGACGAATTAAGAATTAAGATACAAAGAAGAATAGATGGATTTTTTGCTTTGTCTAAATGGAGCTATGGTCAAACCCTTCGTGATTCTGATCTTGTGAAATCGCTTTCCGATATTAAAGAAATAGATAGATTTGAAATTAACTTCAATGCTGTAAACTTTCCACAAGATGGAACTAATATAACTACAAACTTTTATGAAATTATCCGACCTAGTACGAATGACATCGTATTCACCTATCAATAAGGAGCATTTGTGGCAGTTCTAACAATTGATCAAAATCCCTCGATTTCAGATACAATAGTTTTTACACTATTGACTCCGGACGCCAATGGATGTTTTCTTACAAATCCCTATAAGCTCAATAGCATTGTGGTTTATTACGTAAAAAGAGATTACACAAGTGGAAACACTAGTAACTATTTAAATAAAACATATGTTACAGATCAGATTAAAGCCGCTGAAGTTGCTGAGGCAATTGCTTGCGCCAATCCTACTCCTGAAAACATTTCTAGCTCAAAGGTTTTAAGAGCGATTGCCGAAAGCAACGCAAGTGTAAATGACTTTTATTATAACGAAGCATCTCCAGTAAAAATTGTTGGCGATGATTTATATCCTGCTTGGCTATCCACTGATTTGACCAATGCGTTTGCAGAATTAGTCGAAACAGATGAAAACGGAAATCCAATTTACGGAGTTTTTCAATATACATGGCAACCAGAAGGAGTTAGAGAAGGCGACTATTTTATTTGCTGGACATGGACTCCAAACATAGCGGGATCAACATTATCGTCACATCAAAGGTTTTCTTTAATGGGAGATACGGTTGTAACAACAAGTTTGCCTACACATAGAACAGATCCTAAAAAATACAAAACACTACTTGATCGATATACACCAGAAATGTTTAAGATGGTCATTTCGAATGACGATCAAACACCTTGTGTTTTAGATCAATTTAATGATTCGGTAGCTATGGGATTTACATATTTAGAAGATTTAGCGAATCAGATAGTAGATTTACAAGACGCAAATTCTATTCACGAAGCTTTAATACCATATTTGTCAAACTTTTTTAATTTAAAATTAAAAACAGATGATCCAACAAGATGGCGCGGTCAAATCAAAAGGGCGATACCTTTATACAAAATGAAGGGTACAAAAAAAGCTCTTGCCGAAGCATTTGATCAAGCTGCAATGAAATTACTTGAATTCACACAGTTATGGGAAGTCACTTCTTCATATACATGGCAGGAATCCTTTTTTTATGACGGAACAAGTTTAGAATTCATATTAGAAAAAACCGCACTTCCTTTTGATTCTCAGAATTTTGAACTTTGGAGAAGAACAACAGATTGGACGCAACTAAATTCAAACTATGTTAGCTTCAATACAATTGATGGATTGACAACAATGACATGGATTGGAGATGAATTAATTGTAAATCCGATAACGCTAAATGATGGTGATGAAATTCGCGTATTATACAAATATGCAAATATACCATCCGGAAAACAATCAACCGAAACATATTTAAGATCTTTGCCATTAATGGATTTAAGGGATGAAAAAGATCAAATTTATCCTTTAAAGAATTGGAACACTCGTGTCATTTCAGAAAAAGATCCAATGTTTCAGTTGATTATACCATCAAGACATCCATATTTTGATTTTATAACTTATGGAAAAATAAGAACAGAATTCGCATATAGCGAAAACATTTACAACATGGAAGAATATAATGGTAGCATTCGTAATTCTAAAGTTCCATGTGATATAGATCGCGACTTTATAGATCCTTGTTCTTATTGCATAAGTAGCAATTATAATGTTGATTTGGAAATTGAAAATTTATCAGATGATCGCATAGTTGAAGCAAAAGAAGTCTTACTTGAGTACACTCCTTTTCATGCTGTTTTACATTCTTTTAATTTCATTGGAAATTTTAATGAATTTATTGAATCTCCACGTGAAGAACTTGAAATTCTTTTAACGTATAAGCACAATGATTTTGTTATAGCAGGTGAAAATCAAATGTATTTTAATAGAAATATGATGAAATTTGAAACACAAGGTTTAAATCGACAAGATCTTGCAAACCAAAATCAGGTATTAGGCACAACGCCATCAATTGCATACAATGATAAAATTTTAATGTTTTGTCCAACAATGAAGCTAGACTCAATAGGAATGAATACAGACAATAATACTGTGTTAAAGATTTTGGCTCCATCTTCTTTGGCAGGTGAATACTTTATTTCTGAGCCTGATGGAAATGTTGTAACTGTAGATACTGTAAATTTACCAGCGCCACCAGGAGCAGAGCCTATTGCTAATTGCAACAATATATTTGCAAATGACAATACAATAAACACCTGTGCTTTTTCTTTTGAAATTAAAAATAGAATATTAGATGGACCATTGTGCAATGTTGCGCAAGATGATTTATACGAATTTTTCGATGAGTCAAATGGCTTTCCTTTTTTAACAGCAAAATCTTTATTTGATGTTGGTCAAGGAACTGCAACTGATCCTTGGAAAATTTCAATTCCTGCCTATAGCATAAATCCATTTGTAATATTTGACATACGACCAGATGGTAAAATAATTTTACAAAACGATGGAGGATTGAACGCTTTAAGCGGAACGGTTAATAACATTGTTTATGTATTATTAGACGAAAATGACAATGAAATATCAAATGGAACATATGGTCAAATACACGTAACAAAAAGAGGAAGGGTCACTTCATTAAGCGGATCTCTTTTACCAATTTCTAATTTTATAAAACTAAATTATTTCTTTTACATAAACGCAAATGATTTTTTAATTTCTGGATTTGTCCCATTTACAAATGATCAATTTTACATAAATGATTATAATATGCTGGACATGAATGGAATAAACCTTAGAGTGTACGATAAAATTTTAACAAACGAAATTGGATATTTATCACATAGTGGGATAAACGTCCAAACAGATGGTGATTTGGAAAGTTTTCTTGGAATTCAAAACGGGGAAAACAATATAAGATTTTATCCTCCCAATACAGATGAAGTTGAAAACAATGGTTTTAAAGAAAATTTCCTCATCTTTATTGGCGATGATAGTTATTTTATTACAAGTATTAATGGCAATAATCCTGCTGGATATACTACAATGAAATTATCTGGCAACAGTAATTACTGGAAAACATTAAATGCTGGCGGCACAGAAGTAAACATAGACGTTTTCCATTATGTCAAAAAAAGTATCACAATAGAAGGTCAACCGTTTGATGATCCATCACATACATTTAGAACCATGGACAGATCGTCAAGACCAGTTATCAGCTATACAAATCAAGACAATGTCGTTACAGAACTAAGCGTTCCAAACGATGATGCGATACAAGAATTTACAAAACAAAATGAAAGTGTTATTTTTAAAATTCAATATTCAGATGGAAAAACAGAAGAAGGTAAATTATGAGTGAAATTATCGAAGGGTTGAAAACTTGTGGTCATGTAAAATGTATCATTGATTATGATAATGGTGATCAAAAAATTATAGAATTCCCTAATACTGTTTTGGCAAAAGGAAGGGAGGCGTTATCTGCAAGTCTTGCTCGTAAGATTGGAGAAAACTATAACTTTTACATAAACAGAATGCTTTTTGGAGATGGCGGCGCAACAAATGGAGCAACAAAGTATGTTTCTTCTGATAGAAATGGTTTGTTTGGCATTACGCGAGCAAGCCGACCTGTGATTGCCACGGTTGATCCAAATATTCCATCTCAAGTCATATTCACGTCAGTCCTTACATTTAATGATGCAAATGGATATGTTTTAAACGAAATGGCTTTACAGATGGCTACAGGAGATTTATACAGTATGGTAACTTTTCCAGATCTTACAAAAACATCTCAAATGCAAATCACATGGTCATGGCGTTTAAGCTTTGTTTGATTTTTTCAATTAAAATACCAATTAAAAACTAAGGAGAAAAATGCCGGATTTAAATCAATTGCCGATTCCAGAATATCAAGGAGGTCAACCTTATCATTTTGAATATGACAACCTTCCTCTAAAAACACTGGCGAGAAGAGATGAAATTATAAATAATGCGGTTGATTCGGTAAGTAAAATTTTAAGTGATTGCAATGGCACAGCAGGAACTTTATCAAATAGATTGGATCAATCTATTGATGATGATGGATCTTTATTGACAATGGCTGTAGATGAATCTTTTCACAATATTGCTGCTCATTTAGATGGATATATTACCGTAGACACAATCGAACTTGATTATTATATTTCTCTAGGATTTCCTGATATTGCAAATCCTGTTGGATTTGTTCGAATGTTAGAATCGGAAAGAATAAAATTATCTACAATTTCAGATGAAGCGACTAATGTAACAGTTAGCATTGAAACAAACAGCAATGCTACAGTAAGTTACTCTGAGCCTTTTACAATCGCTCCATCGTCAAGCATTCAATGGGAATTGGTTCCAGATACATACAACACAGTGCAAGCAATTGTTGCCATGAACAATCCGCACTTGCATTATTATGGTCAATTGGCAACGCTAATAATCAATCAAACATATTCTATTCCGATGTCGCAGCCTTATATTTCAGGAAGTTTAAGAGTTTATATAAATGGCGTTTGTTTAAATGAAACGACTGAAATTTATTATCCTGCCCGTGATGAAAATTATGATTTAATATGGTCTTTAAACAAGTTCACAAGCAATTATACAAATGGAATTTTTGTTTTGCAATATGATGTTCAGGAAAACGATGTTATTACTGTTGATTATGACATAGCAATGACTTAAACCAGGTAAATCAAGTGAAAATGTACAAATACAAAAATTTTAATTGTGGATTTGTAATTTTATGTCCAGACCAAAACATGAACTTACTCAAATCCACAGCCAATTCTATAATTGGACAATATCCAGAATCACCATTTATTTGCGTTGTTGAAGGCGACACAAATAAAGAAGACATTGAAGAAATGAAAAAAATATGTCCAGTTTTTATTGGCAAATCTACATTTTCATCTTTAATTAATGTTGGAATGGACAACGCTCTAGGAGAATGGAATTTCTTAGTTTGTTCTGGAGCAATTGTAAGACCAAAAATCAACGAAAAATTTTCTCTTTTTGTAGA